AAGAACTGCAGACTATAGTGTAATACAAACATGGGGCATCTTTCACAGCTATGAAGAAAGTGAAGATGGTTATGAAAACTATGTATCACAACTAATATTATTAGGAAACATAAAAGGTAGATTTGAATATCCAGAGTTAAGAAGAATAGCACAACAATTATATGATGAACATAGACCTGATGTTTGTATGATAGAAAAGAAAGCATCTGGTCAATCACTTATACAAGATATGCGTAGAGCAGGACTACCTATATTAGAATACTTACCAGATAGAGATAAAGTATCTAGAGTATATTCTGCTACTCCTATGATGGAAGCAGGTAGAGTATGGATACCTAGCAATAGAAAATGGTCAGAAGATTTATTAGAAGAGTTATTACGTTTTCCAAATGCAGCACATGATGACCAAGTTGATGCAATGACAATGGCAATACATTATATGAAAGAGTCATGGCATCTTGAACATCCTGAAGACCCAGAGTGGGATGACCCACCTAAAAAGAAAAGAGTTGCATACTGGAGAACTTAGTGTTATAATAAAAGAATAATAGGGGAATTATGGCAGCAACACAAGAAAAGCTTTATAATGAATTATCAACAGATGTTATTAATGATGATGACTCTGCTGCTAAAGAGTTATATGCAAAATATGAAAAGTTACCTTTAGTAGAACAACTAGCTTTAGGTTTTACTCCTGTTGTAGGTGAAACTATTTCTGCTTATGAAACTCCTATATTTGCAAGAGAAACTAAAGAAGCATTTCAAGAAGGAGATTATTTAAAAACATTAGGCAAAGGAGCTCTTACTGGATTAGCTGCTGTAGGTTCTTTACCTTTAATAGGTATGGGAGCTAGAGGATTAAAAGGAGCTGCTAAAGTTTTAGGTAAACGATTAGGTAAAGATACTCCAATAGATAAAACTATTCCTACAAATGTTTCTATTAAAGAACCTTTTGCTGCAAAACCTTATTCAAGATTAACAAAAGCTGTAAATGATTTACAACAAAAAAGAGGAACAGGAGCTGCTTATACAAGTAGACTTCAAAATGTTTCTCCTGATGAATTTACAAGTTCAGGTTTACGAGGTTTTTTAAATGATAGAAGAAATACAAAACTATCTAAAGAAGAATTAAAAAAATATCTAGATATTAATGAACTTCCTATAGAAAAAATAGATTTAAATATTTCAAGAGAAACAGTAGAAAAAATATATGATGAACGTAAAAATATTCAAAGTACAATAGAAGATTTACATTTTAAAGAATATAAAGGAGATATGGATAGTCTTAATTATGAAACTGTTTTAAAAACTGATAGTAAAGAGCTTGCTAATTTAAAAAATAAAAGTCGTGAATTAAAAAGAGAGTTTGTTAAAAAAGGAAATAGTATGGTTAAGTTTCCTCAATTTACAATTTTAGGTAAATATAATGAACAAGGTATTCCTACAAAAGGAAATGAAAAAAATTATAAAGAAATAAATTTTAAAGTTCCAGGAAAAGAATATTATCAAGAACATTATTCAGATACAAGAAATATTATTGGAAGAGTACGTACTGCAGATAGAACAGATTTAGATGGTAAATCTACAAAACATATTGAAGAACTTCAATCAGAATATGCTAGAGATAAAATAGGTAAAAAACCTATAAATAAATTAGAATATAAAAGTTATTTAGATAGAATGACAAATTTAAATCGTGAAAAAGCTCCTTATTTAGCAGAAATGAAAAAATTAGAAACACAACAAAATAAAATAATGGAAATAGAGTCACTAGGAGGTCATAGAGGTGCTGATGAAATGAGACCACCAGGACAACCTGCGTTAACAGAAACAGATATTGATGCTTTAAATAAACAAGATGATTTTTTATTAGATAAAATAGAAAAAAGACAAAAAGAAATTCAAAAAATAATTGGTCCTTTAGAACAAGAAGCTTTTATGTTAATGAGAAAGTATAATAATACTATACCAGAACTACCTTATACAAAAGGAGGTAATGAATATAAATATCCTTTACGTAGAATGTTATTAGAAGCTGCACAAGAAGGAAAAGAAAGTTTAACTTTAACAGCAGGACAAGTTCAATTTAATAGATATGCACCTAATAATTTATATGAGTTTGAATTAAGTAAATTAAAAGATAAAAAATATGTAAAAGAAAATTTAAAACAAATAATAGCTGATATAAAAAAATTAAGAGAAAGTTATGTAAAATCTATAGAAGGAAAATATAAACCTGTTACTAAAGGTAGTTTAGAAGAAAAATTAAAAAATATAAAATTAAATAAAGCTGCACGTAAGTATCAATCAGAATATCAAACAATTATGTTAAAACATAAATTACAAAAAAATCAATTAAATAAATTAAGAGAACTTGAAAGTAATTTAGATAGAAAAAATATAGATAAAATATCATCATATAAAATTGATGAAATGTTTAGAATTGACCCTGCTATATATGTAGCTGAAAAATATGATAATCAATATAAAGAATATTTAAAAAAATTAGCAAAAAAATATAATACAACTTTAGATAAAACAAGAGTAGATAGTAACTTAGTAAATAATATTCAAGAATATGGTAAGTATAAAGGAAAAGTAAAAGGTGATAAAGCAGAAGCATATAGATTAATAATTACACCAGAGATGAGAACAAAACTTTTAACTGAAGGAATAGAAAAATTAAAAGAAGGGGGAATAGTAATGAAAGATTACTACAAAAATTATAATACACAGAGGGCAATATAATGGCAATAGAAAAAAATCCATTTGATAAAATAGAAGAAACATTATCAAATGTAGTACAGCTTCCAGAACAAATTAAAGAAGCAACAGGGGCACCAACTATAGAACCAGATGAAGATGGGGGAGTTACTGTAGACTTTACTCAGACCTCTATAGAGATGGAACCTGAAAGTGAAACAGAACAATGGTATGGTAATATTGCTGATACCTTAGATGATGAGTCGTTAATACAAATTGCAGAAGATACAATAAACAATTATACAGCAGACAAAGATTCTAGAGCTGAATGGGAATCAATGTTTGAAAGAGGATTTGATTTATTAGGATTAAAGATAGAAGATGCAAGTGAACCTTTTGAAGGTGCGTGTACTGCTGTTCATCCTATGTTAATAGAATCAGCAGTTAAGTTTCAATCAAAAGCTATACAGGAAATGTTTCCAAGTAGTGGTCCTGTTAAAACACAGATACTAGGTAAGTCAACTCCTGAAAGAGAACTACAATCTAATAGAGTTAAAAACTTTATGAACTATCAAGTAACAGAGCAGATGCCTGAATACTTTGATGAGTTTGAAAGAATGTTATTTCATTTACCACTTATAGGTTCAGCATTTAAAAAAGTTTATTATGATGCTAACTTAAAAAGACCAGTATCTGAATTTGTTCCTATAGACCAATTTTATGTTTCATATTATGCTTCAAACTTACGTAAGGCAGATAGATACACACATGTTATTTATAGAAGTCCTGTAGACTTAGCTAGAGATATGCGTTCAGGTATTTATGATGATATAGAGTTACCTGAAGCTACTAATCCTAATCCTACATCTTTCTCAGAAAAGATGGATACAATATTAGGATTATCTCCTACAGAAAGTAGTGACCCACAATATACATTATTAGAACAACATTGTTATCTTGAGATAGAAGAGGACTATGCTCTTCCTTACATTGTTACTGTGGAAGAGCAATCTAGAATTGTTTTAAGTATTAGAAGAAACTATAAGAAAGATGATAAACAACAACAAAAGATTTCCCATTTTGTCCACTACAGATTTGTTCCTGGATTTGGATTTTATGGGTTTGGCTTGATGCACTTCTTAGGCAATCTTACAATGACTGCAACAGCAGCTATGAGAAGTCTAGTAGACGCAGGTCAATTTGCAAACTTACCAGGAGGATTCAAAGCAAAAGGTGTACGACTTGTTGGCGATAATGAACCAATAAGTCCTGGTGAATTTAAAGAGATAGAAGCAACTGGAGTAGATTTGAACAAGGCAATTATCCCTCTCCCCTATAAAGAGCCTTCCTCTACTCTATTTCAGATGTTAAGTTTCATAACAGCAACAGGTCAGAAGTTTGCTGATAGCACAGAACAAATTGTTTCTGATGCATCATCTTATGGACCTGTTGGTACTACTATGGCTTTATTGGAAGCTTCAAGTAAATTCTTTTCAGCTATACATAAGAGATTACACAAATCCCAAAGGGAAGAGTTTAAAATTCTTGCACGTATAGATTATGAATATTTACCTATGGAGTATCCATATGAAGTTCCTTATGCTGAACAAAGTGTATTTAAACAGGACTTTGATGGAAGGGTTGATGTAATCCCTGTCAGCGACCCTAACATTCCTTCTAATGCACATAGAATGATGATTAGCCAAATGGCTCTCCAAATGGCACAGCAATCACCTCCTGGTATGTTTAATATAGAAGCATTAAATAGAACAATATTAACTGCTGCTAATTTACCTAATATAGAAGAGATACTTCCACCTAAACAAGAACCACAACAGATGGACCCAGTATCAGATATTATGGCAGCAACAAAAGGTATTCCAATAAAAGCATTTGAAGGTCAGAACCATGATGCTCACATACAAACAAAGATGTCTTATTTACAAGACCCAGAGAATGGTGCTAATCCTATCATGGCTAGAATAAAACCAATACTAGAAGCTAATATACAAGAACATTCAGTTATGAAATATCAAGAACAAGTTAATGGTATTACTAGAATGGGATTAGAACAGTTACCTCCAGAACAAGCACAACAACCTAATATAGGAGAGATGGCTATGGCAGAAGCTGCTAAACAAGTATTAAATGCTAATCAAGCTTTAGGTCAAGCTCAATCACCTGAACAACAATTAGTTGCATTAAAACAAGCTGAAGTAGGATTAAAAGAAAAAGAATTAAAAATGGAAGAAGCTAAACTAAATGTTGAGTCTACATTAGATGCTCAGAAGCTACAACTAGAAGAAGCTAAGTTAATGAAAGATGCAGGAGTTGCAGGTCAAAATGCTATGTTAAAGAAAGAAAAATCTGACCTTGATAGACAAAGTAAAGAAACAATGAAGTTATTAGATTTAATTGCTAAGTCAGAAATAGCAGAACAAAAAACTCAACTTGATTTAGAAAAAATAAGAACACAAGCTTTAGAAAAAGTAGCTCAAATGGAAACATTAGATGAAACACAAAGAAGTATGAAACTATTAGATGTAATGTCTAAAGCTGTACTTCAAGATGCAAAGAACAACTAGGGATATTTTTTGCCTATAGACTGCCCTAGCAGACAAGCCAAGACTATAGGTTAATTTTATTTAAGGAGAATAAATTATGGCGAATACAACTTTTAATGGACCAGTCAGAGCTGAGAATGGCTTTATTGGTGTTACAAAAGATTCAAGTACAGGAGCAATAACAGAAAATATTACATTTGGTAATAATGGTGTTGTTGCAGCTCCAGTAGCTTTAGGTGATGAAGATAAAACAATGACTGCAGCAGCTAATGGTGGTAGAGTAAATGTAGTTCCTGCTTTAGCTAGTAATAGAACTATTACATTACCTGCTCCAACTGCAGGATTATCATTCACTTTTATTAGTGGAGGAGGAGCAGAAGAAACAGAAAATGTTATTTTTATAACACCTGGAAATACTAATTTTTTTCTTGGAGGTGTAATACATTTAACTGGTACACCTGCAAGTGTTTATCCAAATGGTAGTTCAAATTCACAATTAACTTTAGAAGATTTTGGTTTATTTGAAATTACTTTTATAGCAAAAGATAGTACAAACTGGTATGTTTCAGGTTATCAAGAAGGTGCTGATGCTCCTGCATTTGCAGACCAGTAATAATTAATTTATACTGGGTGGTAATTAAACTGCCCAGTATTTTTTTAGGAGAATAAAAATATGTGGAAACAACCAATTATAAAAGAAATTAGTGTAGGCTTAGAAATTAATTGCTATGCGTGTGCTGAACTGTAATGGAAGTATCTAATGAAGCTCTTCGTAAATATGACGAGGAGCTTAACTTATTAAGAATTAATTTAGCAAATGGACAAGCAGATAACTTTGCTAATTATAAACAACTCGTAGGTCGTATACAAGGAATTGAATGGTCTATTGAGGTTATTAAAACTATAACAAAAAAAATGTATGAAGGAGAAGAAGAATAATGCAACAAGTAAACATGGGAAAAGTTATTAAGAATGATGCTTGGCTTTCAAAAGAAGAACAAGCTAATCCAGATGTTCTACCAGAACTTCCAGGATTTCATGTTTTAGTAAGACCTGTTTCAATTAAACAAAAAACTAAAGGAGGTATTTTGTTACCAGACTCTACAAGAGATGATATGGCTTATCTTACAACAGTAGGAGAAGTTGTAGCATTAGGTGATTTAGCTTACAATGATAAAGATAAATTTCCTAAAGGAGCTTGGTGTAAAAAAGGTGATTATGTTTGTTATGGCAAACATGCAGGTCAAAAGATAAAGTATAAAGGTTTAAAGTTTATACTATTATTTGATGACCAAGTGATAATGAAGGTAGAAAGTCCTAAGACTTTAGACCCTACCTTTAATTTATCTAAACATAGTGTGTAATAGTACTTGCATACTTTAAAATAATATAGTATAATAATAAGTATAACGTAACTCGTATGTCTCGTTAGCAACGAAAAGGAATAAACAATGCAAGAAGAATCTTGGAATGAAGTTAAAACAGAAGAACCAGAAAAAGAAAAAGTAGAATATGAAGTAGAAAAAGAAGAACCTAAAAAAGTAGAACCTGAAGTTAAAAAAGAAGAGCCAAAAGAACTTCAAGGTATTGAAACTAAAGGTGCAGAAAAAAGAATAAGACAACTAGTTAAACAAAGAAAAGATAAAGAAGATGAAGTTGCTAGATTAATTAAACAGAATGAAGAATTAAATTCTCGTTTAAATAATACACAAAAAGAATTTACCAATATAAGTAAATTAAATTTAGACGCAACTGAAAAACAATTAAAAGATAAGTTAGAATTAGCTAGAGGTGCTTATACAACAGCACATCAAGATGGAGATGCTGAAAAAATATTAAAGGCTCAAGAGTTTCTAAATGATGCACAGAATGATTTAAAATCAGTTGGTGCAACAAAAATGCAGTTTAAAGAACCAGAGGTTAGACAGACACAACAACAAGTACAACAACCTCAATATCAACAACAACCAACTCCAGACCCAAAGGCACAAAGTTGGGCAGAAAAAAATGATTGGTTTGGTGAAGATAAAATAAGAACTGCTGCTGCTCTAGCAATAGATGCAGATTTAAAAGAAGAAGGATTTAATCCTACTGATGATGATTATTATTCAGAA